ATGAGTAGTAGGTGTATAACTCCTTTCTATAAGAAAGAAAAAACAAAAGGAGAACATATACCATTTCCATGTGGAAAATGCCCCCCATGTAAAAAAAGAAGAACATCAGGATGGTCTTTTAGGTTAGTTAAAGAGGGAGAGCGGAGTAATTCCGCTCTCTTCGTAACCTTAACATATGATACTCAATATGTACCAATAACACCACATGGGTATATGACTTTAGAATTAAAAGATTTACAAAAATTTTTTAAAAGATTACGAAAAATATCAAATCAACAACTTAAATATTATGCAGTTGGAGAATATGGTTCGACAAAAAAGCGTCCGCATTATCATATCATTCTTTTTAATGCTAATCCAGAGCATATTAAACGTGCTTGGGCTCTTAATAATCATCTTATTGGCACTTATCATATTGGCAATGTTAGTGCTGCCAGTATCGGTTATACGTTAAAGTATATGTCAAAAAAATCTCAAATTCCAATGCATCAAAATGATGATAGAAAAAAGGAATTTAGTGTAATGTCAAAAGGATTAGGTAGTAATTATTTAACAGAAGCCATGATTAAATGGCATAAATGTCAGTTAGAACAACGTATGTATGTACCAATAGAAGATGGCAAAAAAATAGCTATGCCTAGATATTACAAAGATAAAATGTATTCAGAAGAAGAAAAGGGTAAAATTAACCAATACATGGTTAAAATTAGCGAAGAAATAGATATAAAAATATCACAAGAATTTTCCAGTTTTACAGAACAGGAAAAGGTAATGTCCGAAAGACATATATTCGCATTTAGAAAAATGCAAAAAATTGCAGAATTAGAAAGAAAAAACAATTATTTATGAAAGTTAGAAACATGTTTAACGCTTCAGAATTTAACGATGATGAAGTTAATAATGAACCAAGCCAAACAATACCTGACCAATCAATGTCAGTTAGAGAAATATTATCTCGCTATGCATCAGGAATGCCATTATCAAATGGCAAAGAACAAATTTATGATGGAGAAGATGGAGATGGTATCGATCCCCGTAGACTCGATTTAGCTGAACGTCAAGAACTTGAAATACAAGCTCGTCAAGAACTTGCCGAAATTGAGGAGCGTTTAAAGAGCAAAAAAGTAGAAAAATCGAAAGCAAAGCTTTCGGAAGACCAGATTCAAGAAATTGAATCTCAAGATGTTGAAAACATCTAAAAACAGAGAAATACGGCTGTGCAAGTTTACTTGCATGGCTGTATTTATCAAGACAAGCGCAGCGCGTCAGAGAATAAGCACTAATCACCTTGATATATTAGTGCTTATTGACACTAAATAGCTATATTTGAATAGTGACAAGTCATAATGTAGCGAAGCGGAAGACTGACAAGGAACAAATACAAATAAAAGATATTGTGTCAAACAAAAACAAATAAAAACAAGAGATATGGGACTATCACCAGACGCATGGGCACAAATAGGTACAACCCTATTAAACACAGGCTCACAACTATATACAAATAGTAGAAACAGAAAAAACGCATTACAAGATTGGAATAGAGTTAATCTTTATAACGCTCCAAAACAACAAATGCAAAGATATCAAGAGGCAGGATTAAATCCGAATCTTATATATGGACAACAAAATAATGCTCCTGCTATACGTAGTACAGATTTTGTAGCACCCAAAATTGAAGAAGGTGCATTAGATGTTCTAGGAAAATCAAATAAATTAAAAGTACAAGAACAATCTATGAAAATAGCAGCATTACAAGGTGAATTATTACAGGCACAAATTAATAAAACTAACGCTGATGCTATATATGTAGGCAGTCAGACAGATTGGAAAAATTTAGATACAGAAAGACTAAAGGGTCAATTACCTGGATTAGTAGATTCAGTAACATTAAAAAACGAAGAAACAAAAGCTAATATACAAAACAGATTAGCAGACACACAAAATAAAATTGCTCAATTACCTGTACAACAAGCAACAAAGAAAAAACTAGATTTAGAAATAGAGAAGTTATTTACTTCTAATAAGTTTATAAAACTTGAAAAAAATACTCAACTAGCAGTACAAAATATTATGATGTCTAATATGAAAATTTTAGCAGACAATATGCGTAGACAAGGAGTAACAGAAGGTATGAAACAAGAGTTAATTCAAGCACAGATTAAAAAACTTATTGAAGAAATCGGTAAAATAAGAAGTGGAGATATAAAGGATTTTGGTTTTGAGGAAGTTATGGACGTATTTAAATTACTTAAATAATGAGATTATATACACAAGAACAAATTTTACGACTTATAAAGTTGTATAATACATCAGATAATTCAGAAAAAGAATTATTAAAAAAGTATGTAGAACAAGCTCTATATAAATATTTCAATCACAAATTAAAAACAAAAAAATGCGAAGACGAAACTCATATCGCCGCTCATTTAGAAAGCGCGGTTATGGCAAGCGTAAAGTAAGCCGCACATACTATGTATCACGTGGCGGAATTAGACTATAAAAAAAGGGGGTTAGTCGCCCCTAACTTTTAACTAAAAACAAATAAACAATGGGAAAAAATCTATTCAATTCCATTAAGTTACAAAGACCAAAAAAGAATGTCTTTGACCTCACCCATGATGTAAAATTATCAGCAGACATGGGAAATTTAACTCCAATTTTAACAATGGAGTGTGTACCTGGAGATAAGTTTGAATTAGGCTGCGAAAGTTTAATTCGATTTGCACCTATGATTGCACCCGTTATGCATCGTATGGACGTATCAATGCATTATTTTTTTGTACCAAATAGAATATTATGGGACAATTGGGAAAAATTTATTACAGATGCAAATAGTGGTTTAGTAATGCCATATTTTGAAAGTGAATATTTTACTCCAGCATATTTAAATCCGCTTCAGTCAGGAGATACAGCAGCTAAAACAGCTGATTATTTAGGAGTACCACCACCATCAAATGGTTCAACAATTACTAATATTAATGCTTTACCATTTGCAGCATATCAAGCTATTTATAATGAATATTATAGAGATCAAAATTTGATTGCACCTGTTGATTATAAATTATCAGATGGTTTAGTACCACCATTTGCTCGTATAAGAGAATTAACACAATTACGTAAAAGAGCATGGGAACATGATTATTTTACAGCATCATTACCTTTTGCTCAAAAAGGTCAAGCAGTAGATATACCTTTAGGTCAAATTGATGGTGATGTATTAGTTAAAACTACCGGTCCTTCAACAACAGTATTAACAACAGGTGCTGGACAAACATTAAATAGTGGTACTTCTACACCACCTTATGCTCCTAATACAATGTTTGCCGAAACAGATGGTTTAGATTTACAACCAACAACAATTAACGATTTACGTAGAGCATTTAGACTACAAGAATGGTTGGAGAAAAACGCACGTGGAGGAACACGATATATAGAGAATATTTTAACACATTTTGGTGTTAAATCATCAGATAAAAGATTACAACGTCCTGAATATATTACAGGAGTAAAATCACCTGTAGTAATTAGCGAAATTGTTAATACAACAGGTCAAGTTAATCAACCTGGTCAAGACCAAGGATTACCACAAGGAAATATGGCAGGTCATGGTATGTCAGTTTCATCTGGTCGTTCAGGTACTTATTTCTGTGAAGAACATGGTTATATTATTGGAATAATGTCAGTAATGCCTAAAACTGCATATCAACAAGGTATACCTAAAACATATCTCAAAAATGATACATTAGACTATTATTGGCCATCATTTGCTAATATTGGAGAACAAGAAGTTACAGTAAATGAAATATATGCATATACTGCAAATTCAAATCAAACTTTTGGTTATGTACCAAGATATTCTGAGTATAAATATATGCCTTCACGCGTTGCTGGAGAATTTAGAACATCTTTAGATTATTGGCATTTAGGTAGAAAATTTAGTACAGAACCAGCATTAAATTCTGCATTTGTCAATTGCGATGCAACAAAACGTATATTTGCAGTTAATAATACAGGTACTGATAGTTTATATTGCCATGTATTAAATAAAATAAAGGCAGTAAGACCAATGCCTAAATATGGTACACCAATGTTTTAAACATGAGTAGTAGGTGTATAACTCCTTTCTATAAGAAAGAAAAAACAAAAGGAGAACATATACCATTTCCATGTGGAAAATGCCCCCCATGTAAAAAAAGA